TGAATAAAGAAATGAAAAAAAGTTATCAAAGTTATCCGTATGAATTTTTATTTATGATTAACGGAAACCCAATCGTAGGTAGAAATTTTAATGTTAAAAATTTCAATAGAGACTCTCTATTATCTTACGAAATAAAAGAAACTATAGATAGTGTAGTAGATGTTATAAAAGAACATTTTAAAAATAATACATATGATTATATGGAAAAGTATTATAACTTCTATACTACGGCAGAGGAAACTGAAAAGGTTGACATATATGAAAACGAAGACTTCTTTACTTTACAATTAAAAGTGAAAGACAGAGTTATATGTGAAAGAATTTTTAGTGGTAACGATTATCCACCAAACGTGAGATATGACGTAGACATAAGAAAAATTATTCCAAGAATCATCGATTATTTGCAACATGGGTTAAGTATGAAAAATTATACAAAAAATTACTGCGGTTATAACTTAGATGGCATATTTATTAATAACTAAAATCAGATATAAGAATGGCGAAAAATGAGAGTATTAACTTAGGCTATTTAGGCTATAGTTTTCAAATAAAGTTAGTTAAACAATTAGTTGAAGATCATAAATTTTCAGAAAGCATCATCTCAATAGTTGATCCAAACTATTTTGATAATGAGTATATGAGACTAATTGTGGCTAGTTTGAAAGATTACTATGAAAAGTATGAAACAATACCTTCTTATGAAACTATCTTTAATCTAATTAAAACACAAGTCCGTAGAGAAATAGCGAGAGAATCGGCAGTTGAATTAATTAAAGAAGTAAAAGAATCTGACAATAAAGACTGTTTACACACCCAAGACGTTGCCATTAAGTTCTGCAAACAACAAGAACTTAAGAAGGCTACACAAAAAATCCAAAAGATTTTAGATAATGGAGATTTTGATAGATATGAAGAGTGTGAAGAATTAGTAAAACGGGCTATAACGGTTGGTACTGAGAAAGACGAAGGTGTTGATATGTTTCACGCTATTGAAGATGTGCTATCGGATGATTTTAGAAACCCTATACCGACAGGTTTAGTAGGAATTGATAATCTTATGGGTGGTGGATTATCTAAGGGAGAATTAGGTGTAATATTGGCAGCATTTGGTGTTGGTAAAACAACCATTATGACGAGAATGGCTAACACCGCATATTTGGATGGAAAGAACGTAGTTCAAATATTTTTTGAGGATAATGTTAAAGTTATTCAAAGAAAACACTTAACTTGTTTCACTGGTATTGATTTAAATGAATTAGGTGATAGAAGAGAGGAAGTTCAAGAAATCATCCCTAGATTCCAAAATCAAGAAGGTAATTTAATTTTAAAGAAAATGTCTAGTGATGGTACAACTGTACCTCATATTAAACAATATCTTAGAAAATTAATTTCTTCTGGTATTAAACCTGATATCGTATTTTTAGATTACATTGATTGTGTACAACCTACTAAACAATTTAAAGATGAGTTTAGTGGTGAAGGTAATGTTATGAGACAATTTGAAACAATGTTGTCTGAATTAGACATTGCTGGGTGGACTGCAGTACAAGGTAATCGTAGTGCGATTGGTGCAGACTTAGTTGAGGCAAATATGATGGGTGGATCAATTAAGAAAGGACAAATAGGGCATTTTATTTTATCCGTAGCGAAGACGTTGGATCAGAAAGAAGAAGGTAGGGCTACATTAGCAGTTCTTAAATCTAGATTTGGTAGAGATGGTGTTGTTTTTACAGACATAGTTTTTGATAATGGTACTTTAAATATAGATACTAGTGAAAGTACAGATGTCACACTTTTACAACATGAAAAGGGACAGAAAAGGAAAGATTCCGATTTTATAGCGAGTACAATTCAAAATAAAAGGAATATACCAATGACTAATAACTGATTTATAAATTAATAAAATGAATGGTTTATCTAATAAACCATTATGGAAACAAACACCCTAATAAATAATAAAAAAAATAAAATAAAAAATGGAGTTATCAAACAAAATTCTATCAGACATTACGGTATATATGAAATATGCAAAATATCTACCTACTGAAAATAGAAGAGAGACTTGGGAAGAGTTAGTTACAAGAAATAAAGAAATGCATCAAAAAAAATACCCTCATATTAAAGATGAAATTGAAGGGGTTTATCAATTGGTGTATGACAAAAAAATATTACCATCAATGAGAAGTTTACAGTTCGGTGGTAAACCTATAGAAATATCACCTAACAGAGTATATAATTGCGCATATTTACCTATTGATCATGTGGACGCATTTTCAGAAACTATGTTTTTACTTTTAGGTGGTACAGGTGTAGGGTTCTCAGTACAAAAACATCATGTTGAGGCATTACCTGACATTAAAAAACCAAACCCTAATAGAAATAGAAGATACTTAATTAGTGACTCTATTGAAGGATGGGCAGATGCAATTAAGATGTTAGTGGAATCTTATTTTGGTATAAAGTCATCGACGCCAGTATTTGATTTTTCAGATATTAGACAAAAAGGGGCATTATTAGTAACATCAGGTGGAAAGGCACCTGGACCACAACCGTTAAAAGATTGTATTCACAATATTAAAAAAGTATTAGATGCTAAATCTGATGGTGAAAAATTATCATCTATTGAGGTTCACGATATAGTTTGTCATATTGCAGATGCGGTATTGGCTGGTGGTATTAGAAGAGCAGCATTAATTAGTTTATTTAGTGCGGATGATAATGAGATGATTTCGTGTAAATCAGGTAACTGGTGGGAATTGAATCCACAAAGAGGAAGGGCGAATAACTCAGCAGTATTACTTAGACACAAAATTACAAAAGAATTTTTCTTAGACTTGTGGAAGAGAATTGAATTATCAGGAGCAGGTGAACCAGGAATTTACTTATCTAACGATAAAGATTGGGGTACTAACCCTTGTTGTGAGATTGGTTTGAGACCATACCAATTCTGTAATTTATGTGAGGTAAATGCTTCAGATATTGAATCTCAAGAAGATTTTGAAATCAGAGTTAAGGGTGCCGCATTTATTGGTACACTACAGGCTGGTTATACTGACTTCCATTACCTAAGAGATGTTTGGAAAAGAACTACAGAGAAAGACGCATTGATTGGTGTCGGTATGACAGGTATTGGTTCTGGAGTAGTTTTAGGCTATGATATGAAATTAGCGGCAAAGGCAGTAAAAGAAGAAAACGAAAGAGTTGCAAAATTAATTGGTATTAATAATGCGGCTAGAACTACAACAGTAAAACCTTCAGGTACATCATCTTTAGTTTTAGGTACTTCATCAGGCATTCACGCTTGGCATAATGACTATTATGTTAGAAGAATTAGAGTTGGAAAAAATGAGGCTATTTATACTTATTTGTCTGTTAATCATCCTGAATTAATAGAGGATGAAATATTCAGACCTCACGATACTGCAGTTATTTCTATACCACAAAAATCACCTGAAGGATCTATTTTAAGATACGAATCCTCTTTTGATTTATTAGAAAGAGTAAAAAAAGTATCTCAAGAGTGGATTAAACCAGGACATAGAAGTGGACAAAATAGTCATAATGTATCCGCAACAATTTCTTTGAAAGAAGATGAGTGGGAATACGCTGGTGAATGGATGTGGGAAAACAGAAAATTCTATAATGGATTATCAGTATTACCATATAATGGGGGGACGTACCAACAAGCACCTTTTGAGGATTGTGATGAACAAACTTATGAAAAAATGATGAAGTCTTTAAGTAACTTAGATTTAACTAAAGTTATTGAACTACAGGATAATACTAACCTTTCTGGCGAAGTTGCTTGTGCTGGGGGAGCATGTGAAATAGTGTAATTATGAATGTAGGCGCATCTAAAGATTGGGTACAACAATTATATGTTAGAGAGTTCGGACCTAAATTACAACCAGATGAATTCTATTATGATAATCAAGGAAGGATAGTCATGACTGAAGAATACCATAAACGAAGAGGAAGTTGTTGTGGTAGTGGTTGTAAACACTGTCCCTATGAACCTAAACATTTAAAAGGTACAAAAAACTTAAACTAAAAAAAGTCGGAGAAATCCGACTTTTATTTTTTATATAATAAAGAAATCATTTCCTTATCCCTTTCACTAAACTCTTCACTACGACTTTTAAGTATAGTATTTTTTTCATTTTCTATATGACCAAAACCTAAAATATGGAACATTTCGTGCCTAATAGTTATGGGCATACATGAGTATTTTCTACATTCAGTAATATCAATATGTAATCTAACCTTAGTAATTTTTTTACCAGCAACATTAGTATAAGTTATACCTGTAGAATTTTTAACATCCTTCTCACTCCAAGGGAAAAGTTTAATAAAATCATTATCAGTTGTAAAATACATTACAGTATTTGATAATGATATATCATCAACCAACTCTATTTGAACTGTCTCTAAAATAGAATTGAACTCAGTGATTGTCTTTACAATTGTTACTGAATCACTAAAACTACAGTCTCCATAAATGAAAATCTTAATATTATTATTCCATTTTTGACCATTATCTGTGATTAAATTAAACTCAGCCATAGTAAAATTTTTCTGAGAAAAACATAAAATACTATTTAAAAATAAAAGGGTGAAAAGTATTTTTTTCATAGTTGTTAAGTATTTATATAACAAATATAGTATATATTTTTTTAACTGCCAAAAAAATTGGTTAATAGTATGAGAAATTTATTTGAAGAATTAGATAGGATAAAAAATTTAATGGTGTACGAGAAAGGTACACCTATTACTGAAGTAAGTACGAGTGCTGATCCAGAAGGTGACGAACCCACAAAAAATACTGCGGAAAAACCTTCCGAAAACAAAGGAGAAGAATCAAAAACCAAAGAAGACTCTAAAGGTACTGGTGAAGTGGAAGGTAAAAAGGGAGAACCGATATTACCAGATAAAAATGAATGTTTTAAAATAAAAGCCACTGGTAGATTTGTGGTAAATGTACCGAAAGGATCTGCAGCAGTAGATAATTTTTTAACTGAAGTAAGAAATGTTATTAATTCTAATCCAGAATATAAAAAAGGTTTAGATAGTGGTACTATGTATATCAGAGAAATCACTCTTCAAGGATTTGCTAGTAATTATTATGGTGGTGCGGTAGAACCACAATTTGCTAATGATTACTGTAAAAATTGGTCAGTCTTACCTGATCGTGATTATGGTGGTGTATGTACAGAATTTGAATTCAAACCATTCACTGGTAAAAAATTGGCAAAATATCCTGGTAATCAAGGCACCAACCAAAAATTGGCAAAGAATAGGGCGGTTAATTTATATAATGGTATTGTCGATGCTTTAAATAAGGAAGGTAAAAAATATGGAATTAAAATTGATCCAACAACAGTACCTGTATACGAAGATGGTGGTAGTTTATATACTAAAGACAATGTTGATGAGAATTGGAAAACAGACATTGCGTCACGTAAACTTAATCCTGGACAAATAGTTGCGGTTACTGCAAAAGTATGTTATACACTAAAAGAACCATGTCCAGATCCTTGTATGACAAAGGACGAAAGTGGTAAATGTACGTGTCCTGAAGGTATGACATATAACGAAGAAACAAAACAATGTGAATGTCCTCCTAATTATGTTAAAGAAGGATGTGAATGTAGAAAAAAAGATAAAGAACCATGTCCTAATTGTATGGAAAGATTGGTTGAAGATGGTGAATGTGAGTGTAAAGAAGGTTTAATTAAAGGTTCTGACGGTAAATGTTATTGTGATAAAGAAGGTAAGAAGGCACCTGATGAGAATTGTGGATGTCCTTGCCCTAAATGTATGGAAAAAGACAAAGACGGAAATTGTAAATGTAAAGAAGGTACATTTACAATAAACGATAAGTGTTATTGTGATGCGGCAGGTAAAATACCTGTATTAGATGATTGTAGTTGTCCAAATTGCCCTGAATGTACAGTATATAATGTAGATAAAAAAGAATGTGAGTGTACAGGTGATTTAGTGAAAAATGATAAAGGTGAATGTGTTTGTCCTAAAGATAAACCAATAAGAATTGTTCCTGGATGTAACTGTAAGGCAACTCCACCCCCACCATTAAAATGTAATTATAACGCGGAAACTAAAGGTGGAAGAGGTGTTAAAACTAATAATTTCGTAGCAGCGGCAGTTAATAGTACTTTTCCTGTTGGAGAGGGTGATACTTTAACAGTTTCATTTGATTCATTAGTGGTACCTGATGCATTTTATGTTAAATACGGTGATCAAGAATTCTTTAGTGGATTTATGGGTGATGTTTGGAATGGGGAATATAAAAACGTTGCCTTAAGTTTAGAAGAAAAAAAGAAAATGTTGTATATACAGTCGAAGAGTCAACTACATAATATTAAAGTAAAAAATGATGAGGACATAAGTTCAATAAATAATATGTCTAGAAATTTTGTGGGTGAACTAATGTATTACAAAGAAAAAGAAGGATTAATCGAAAGTATTAACGCTGCAATTGGTTCTGTAGGTGGAAAACTTAAAGTTGATTCTATTTTTAAAGGTGGTGACACACAAGCCAAAAAAGTTACTGATGAAATTAAAAATATAGATATTGATAGTACAAAATTAGAAAATATACCTGTCTATGTTGAAAAATATAAATCTGTTCGTGCGGGATATGATAATATTATGAAAAAAAATTCATCATTTACTATTACAAAAGAACAAAAAGAAATGCCAATTAACATATTAGTATTCTCACCATTGGATAGAACAGTATTTAATATGAAAGTTGAGTGTAAATAAAATTTTTAATATTTTACCATTTCTTTTCAAAAAATTTATAGTACAATATTTATATAGAGAATGGCTAAGACTAGATATATAAATATTGATTTCCCTTTTAGAGATAGTGACAATGGTTTCTATTTTAAAATGAATAAAACTGATAAGGATGCTATTAGGGCGGACTTATTACATTTATTGTTAACTAATAAGGGTGAAAGGTTATACCTACCAGAATTCGGTAGTGACCTTAAAAAATTCATCTTTGAACCCAATGATGAAATAACACAGGAACAAATTAAGGATAATTTGAATCAAACAATAATTAGGTTTATACCTAATTTATTGATTAACGATATATCGTTTAGAAATGATACCATCGAAGAATTAATTATTGTGGAATTAACCTATACAGTTACTGAAGGGACTTTCACAAGTACAGATACAATTACATTAACATTTTAAATATGGCTAAAAAAATAGATTACAATGCTAGGAACTTCTCAGATGTTAGACAACAGTTAATAGAGTTCATACAAAAATATTATCCAGAAATATTCTCAGATTTTAATGATGCATCTGTAGGTATGATGTTATTGGAATTAAACGCTGCGGTTGGTGATATGTTATCATTCCATACTGATAGAATGTTTAATGAGACACAAATCAGTTACGCACAGGAAAGATCATCACTTTTAGAGTTGGCTAGAACTTTTGGATTAAATATACCAGGAAAAAGACCGAGTATAACAATAGTTGACTGGACAGTAACTAACATTCCAGTTAAAGGTGATACATTTGATATTAGTTATGCACCTAAAATTTTAAAAGGTTCACAAGCCACAGGTGCGGGTAAAGTATTCGAAATGATGGAAGATTGTGATTTTTCATCCCCTTTTACAACTGGAGGAATACCAAATAGATTAGTAGTGCCAAACATAGATGGAAGTGGAATAATTCAAAATTACACTCTTACTAAAAGAGAAATAATGTTAAACGGTATCACAAAAACTTATAAAAGAACATTAAGTAGAAGTGATTACCGACCATTTTTTGAAATTATTTTACCTGAAGACAACGTACTATCAATAGAAAATATTATAACAAAAGAAGGTACTAATTTAGTTAACCAACCAACAGAGGAAGAGTTCAGCGATTTCGATATAAGTTGGTATGAGGTACCTGCATTGGCACAGGCAGAAGTTTATGTTGTTGATGACAATACGATATCAGATAGAGAGGGTATCGCAGTAGGTAAATGGTTAAACGCACCTCGTAGATTTATTAAAGAATATACAGATAATGGTTTCTGTAAAATTATATTTGGTGCAGGTGATGCAGATGTGTCAGAATTAAACGATTTCGTTGGATGTAGAGGACAAATAGAAAGAATTGGTAAAACAGTTAATAACTTATCTTTGGGTCAAATACCACCTACGGATAACACTATCTATGTTAGATATAGAATAGGTGGTGGAGAAGATAGTAACATTGGTGTAAATATCATTAATACTTTGGGTACCATAAATGTAGTAATTAATGGTGACTCATCAGATATAAATAGAATTATAAGAAATAGTATATCGGTTAACAATCCGATACCTGCATTGGGTGGGAAAGAAGAACCATCTATTGATGAAGTAAGAAACTTAGTTAGATATAATTTTTCCGCACAAGACAGATGCGTCACTATCAAAGATTATCAATCGAGAATACCATTAATGCCAGGTAAATTTGGTGTACCATTTAGAACTGGTGTATGGGAGGAGAGAAATAAAATCAACGTATCAATTTTGGCATTAGACTCAAACTCTAAATTAACTACTGAGGCTACGTCCACATTAAAACAGAATATCGCAGAGTATTTGGCGGATTATAGAATGATTAATGACTATGTAACAGTTAAAAATGGTAGAGTCATTAATTTAGGTTTTGAGGTAGATATTTTTGCAGAAAAATCAATACCTAAAGGTGATATCATTTCAGGTGTCATTAGTAGTATCACAGATTATTTTGATATAAATAAATGGGATATGGGTGACAATATATATGTTTCACAACTTATTGAAAATATAAATAATGTTGGTGGTGTATTAAATGTCACAGATTTAAGAGTATTTAATAAAGTTAATGAAAACGGTAAATATTCGTTAAATGAAATTGCCCAACCTTATATTGATGAGACTACTAGACAGGTAGACTTATTAGGTAAATATACTTTATTCGGACAACCTAATGGTATGTTTGAAATTAAATACCCTAATAAAGACATAAAAGTGACAATTTCTACATCATAGTTAGTTTTAATAAAAAAATAAGATATGGAATGTAAAACATGTAAAGAAAAAAGTAATAAAAGAAAATTACCAGGTGAAGATAATTTAGAAATAAACCTAATACCAAAATCTATTCAGGAAGGAGATTATAGTGGTAATTTCTTTTTTAAATTAATTGCGTTTGTTGTAGTGACAATTGCGATACCATTTATAATTTTAGTATTATTAGGTCAAATTTTTATGAATTTCTTTTTCCCAAAACATTTACCTAAAGTCACTAAAAAATTTAAAGGATTTTTTATTAACGTATTAAATAGTTATGCTAAATTTAGACATGATAGAGAAATTAAGAAAAGAGAAAGACAATTCGAACAAAGCGTAAGTTATGTTGATGAAGTAAAAAAAGAAAAAGAAGTAGTTCAAAAAGTTAAAAATGAAGTTAAAGATGAAGTTAAAGTAGAATTTGACGACATTGAAATTTTTGAAAACAAAAAATAAAAAAGTAAAAAAGTGAAATTTTTATGTCTAAATCATATAGAATTAGGACAACACCAGGCGAAGATAATGGATATTTAAAAGTTAATGTTGACTTAACTCAGAACTATGATCATTTAGAAATATTAAGTTTAAAAATCTCACAAAAAGACGAATACCAAAGTTATTGTGCAGAATATGGTGTAATTGCTGGTAGGGTAATTATAAATAATGGATTCGGAGTACCAAACGTAAGAGTTTCGGTATTTGTACCAGTAGATGACGCAGATTTAAATGATCCAGTAAAGTCTGCAATATATCCATATAGTGAACCATTTCCAGATCAAAAAAATAGGAATGGGATAAGGTATAACGTTTTACCTAGTTACCAACAAAAACTAGATCACACACCTGTGGGTACTTTTCCTAAGAAAAGACAGATATTAGATGATAGTACTACATTAGAAATTTACGAAAAATATTATAAGTATACTACGACTACTAATTCTGCGGGTGATTATATATTATTTGGTGTACCTGTAGGTGATCATTTTCTTCATTATGATATGGATGTTAGTGATATCGGATTTTTATCGGTTCGACCATTTGAATTAATTGATCAAGGGTATAGTGATAACTTATTTAAAGACAGATTCAAGTTTAAATCATCTAGTAATTTACCACAAATATTTTCAGAAAACATACCAATTAGAGTAGAACCTTATTGGTGTGATAGTTTAAATGTGGGTAGTGGTTTAGGTATAAATAGATTGGACATATCGATAGATAGTTTAGAATTAATACCTACGGCAATCTTTATGGGGAGTATCTTTAGTGATGACGAAAAAGATTCACTAAATAAAAACTGTAAACCTGCCCGTGAAATGGGTAAATTAAATGAGGTTATAACAGGTCCAGGTAAAATAGAATCAATAAGAAGAACTGTAGATGGTAATATTGAAAATTTTACATTTAAAGATAATTCTATTGATGATAATGGTAACTGGTCGGTATTAGTACCTATGAACATAAGAAAAGTGGTTACTGACGAATTTGGTAACCTAATACCGTCACCTGATGGTATAAAAGGTGTCGCCACTGAGGGTGATTATAGGTTTAGAGTGTCTATGGATGCAACTTCTAATGACAAAAAACTTAGAGAAAGGGCAAAATATTTAGTACCAAATACTAATAATAACTTCAATTTTAGAGAATATGGTATTAATGAATTAAAAACTAGTTCTGATTTTAAAATAAACCAACAATTATCTACTATAACTGATAATACTCCCTACGCAAATGATTTAACTAATCAATATAACTACTTAGAAGAGTTTTACCCATTTAGATGGAAAAAAGTGTACACTGTTAAACAGTATATCGGAAGGATGCAAAAAATTGGTGGTAAGAATGGTGACGAGGCTAGAGGATTTATTGGTATAAAAGATATATTAAACGGAGATGGTGTCAATAAATTTCCTACGAATAGGTTAGATACTAATTTTAATCCACTATATAGTATTATATGTTTAATTTTGACAGTATTTGGAATCGTTGTTGGTTTCATAAATGGTATTTTGAATATTATTAATGGTTTAATCACATCAATATGTTCGATTAAAATACCTGTTGGATTATCAATAAATTTAAATTATTGTATAAATTTACCTGCAAATGTTGAATTATGTAACTCAACTTATAGGTATGCATGTTGTGGTAGTGATGACTGTGGAGGAGGTGGATCTGGTTGCGGAGATGATTGTGGTTGCGGTGCACAATTTAATTTATCTATCAATATTAAATGGAGGTGTATATTTAGTAAACTACTATGTAAAAAATGTAAAGATATTTGTGGTGGAGAACCACATAGTTGTTGTCCTTCAGGGTATGTATATGGGGACAATTCTTGTGATGCTACCGTAGAAGCAGCGGCATCAGCAGGTGTACCATCTACTCCAGCATGTTGCTCTAAATGTTGTATTAAGGTACCGTTAATACCATTAAAATGTGCGGATGAAGGTAAAGAATATAGATTAACATTAATTAAAACACCATTTGGTGATAATTCTGGATGTAACGTACAGTTTGTAACACCATTTGATTGTAAGAACTGTGGTGGTGTGCAGACACGAGGAATCAAAGATTGGGTTTCATGTGTAATGGAACCAGTTGCAGTATTTTTAAGAATGTTAAAGTTTGACTTTTATAATGATTGGGTTGGTGGTACATTATACTTCCCATTAGTTAAAAGAAAATATAAACTTAAAAAAAGAAAAAGAAAATTTGGTCAGATTAAAAAAGATAAATTTTGTGACTTTGATTGTAAGGAAAGGGGGCCAGCATTAGGTTCGTTTACTAATAATTTTCAAGGTGACCCTACATTTAAACAGTGGAGGATTAAGATACCATCTAACTTTATTACGGCACCAACAATAGTACTTAATGATTGTGTTGCGAAAGTAAGGTCTAGAAGAGTTACAGACTGGTATGGTACAACCGAAAATGATTTACAAACACCTAATCTTAATTTAGCAGTAAAAGAATTAGAGTTTAAAGGTAAAAACAGTAACTTTGAAGGATGTAAAATAGTATTTAATAATTTCTCCGCATTCCAAAATACATTTAACACTTTTGGTGTACAATACGAAATAAAAGATAGGGAAGTACAGGGTGTACATGGAAAACCTGAGTATGTTGAAACAGAAGATGCTGCAGGTAACTCAACATGGACTAATATCGGTGGACACGGTCACCATAGGAATATATGTGACGATACTAGGATGATGGAAAGAAAAGAATATTTTAAAACATCATTGGATTGTGTAGAGTCAAGTAATTATGTACCTACACAAGATGAGGCACAGGATGGTTTTGGCGATATTTCACAACCAGACGAAGAAGAACCAGGAAGTCCCCCATCACCATCTTCAGGATGTCCATCTTACACATGTGCACCTGACTGTAGTACTAATGGGGTAGCACCTTGCATTTATAACGAAACAGAATATAATAACTTTAGTAAATTAATCAATCACGGTTTAATAAGTTGGGCGGATGGTAGTATATATTATACCCCTTATATACCTAAAGGTGATGTTAAATACAATAATAGTGAATATAAGGCTAATCTAATGTTACCTACTACAATTATGGAATTGGGTAGTAGTACTTATTGTGACATAGACGATGTACCATTTATAATGGACGTTATACCACCAACAACATTTAATGTAAGTTATGAGGACGTAAAATATAAATTAGGTACCCTACAACTGAATGGGAATACGGGTTATAGAAATATTCTTAAATATGAAGATAAAAAAGACATCTCTTTAAATCTTAGGGCATATGTAGAACTTTCTTGTTTTAAAACAGTTTGTGTTAATACATCTGCAAGTGTGAACCAATCACAGATAGGTGTAGATATTATAGATAAGAATGATATTGGGATAGAAATTGGTAATTGTTTCTTAAGATTTGAACATGATGAAGATATTAGAAGTTATTTCTGTAAAAGATTTAATGGGTATAAAGCGGCGAATCTTACATTCCACCACCAAAGACCAGGATCATTAGAATTCGATAACGTATATAACACTTATCCTGAAATATCATTATCTGATGGATATAATTTATATTATAATTTAGATGGTGAACAAATTCTTTCAGAATATAATGACGGTGATTCATTCATACCTGGAGATGCCTGTGGTTATAAAAAAACTAATGGTAGTGGTGATTACTTTTATGGTTTAGCACCAGGACAAACGTCATCATTTATTAATTACCCTAACGGTAATCAAACAATTAATTTTAACCAAACCGCACAATTAGATGGTGTGGATGAAATAAATTCTATTAATAACGGTACAATACAAGATGATATTAACAATGGTAGTAATTTAGTTAATGGTATTAAATTTAATAGAACACAGACACCATTTTTCCTTTATTTTGGTTTAGTACCAGGTAAAACTGCATTGCATAGAACTGTGTCACAATTCTTCGGTGATTTAATAGATGAAGTTACATTAGAGGGTCTTAATGCATCAAATGATACTGTTAATGAAAATATTAATAATTCACCTAATATAAATAATGTTGGGGATAATCCATTTACTGTTTATAAAACGTGTTTGGGTGAGACATTAATACAAACAACTCAAGTTGGATCACCAATTACACCACCAAATAACCCAAATGTTGTATTAACAACACAGGGGGTATCTAATAATTCGTCTAACTAATGGATATTAATAATAAAATATTATTGAATAGTGTTAAGTTACCTAACAATGTTAACGTAAACACACAAATTCAATTCGGTTTAAACAATAATAATAAACCTATACCATTAAACGATATTGATACGACTGTTAGTCAATTTGAACAGTTTGAGAAAGAGAGAAAAGATAGTACAATTTATCGTTTTTATGGTGTAGTCAAACCAGTTGTTACAAATGTATTATTTAATGAAAATATAAAAATATACTTAAAACAACCTAAACCACTACCGAATGTAAGTCCAGTACCACAAGTTGCTGCTAAAACAATAATGAGTAGTTCTATTTTTGAAAAAGATGGTTGGGTGGGATCATATAACGATGAACCAAATACGAATGAAATACAATTTAATGATAATAAAAGTGCGTTATGTGAATTTTTCCCATTCGATCCTGGATATGATAGGTTAAAAATGTTAGATAGTGACGGATCTTCAAATTACTTATTAAAGATAGTTTATCCATTTAGTACTAAAGATATAACTTTAGTTAAAAACAACTCAAACAAATCACTTAAAGACGGTATCCCAGTCATTGATAAGTTTACTATAGAATTAAATGGAAGGCAATATGTCGGATTCAGAACACCGATGAATCACGGTTTAAATGTTGGTGATAGGATTAAGTTATATAATTTTGTTGACAACACACCAAACAATACACTTAATTTAAATACACAGATATATAGAGTATTTAAATTAGGTAATCAAGTTAATGATAATAAGTTAAGAACATTTATAATAGATGTTAATCCATTAGACATTAATTTTAGTTTGGGTGTATCTACAATAAAAAGAAGTGTTAATGGTAAATTATCTAGTTATTATGTGAGACAATTTAAATCATTAACAAGTTCAGATTATAAAGATTATGATTTATATCCTGCAGCGTATGGTGTAACATATTTTAATGATGAGGTAGTTGCATTTAATTTTAAAAATGATATTGACGTTAGTGCATTAGTTGATAATTTAGGTAGACCAATAACGGAACTATACTTATCAATAATAAAAAATGATAATGACTCTAATCCGTCATCAATCAATACCCAGTATTGGTTAATACAACAACAACCATTACCACCACCATATAACGTAAGATTTTGGACTAAAATTTCTGCGGGTTATGATTTAGAAAATGACGCAAGTGTCAATTACAATATAAGATCATATGGGGATACAAATTACGTTGGTTCTACATATTATGAAAATATAGATGAAAGTGATAATGTTTTTGATGGTGACATTGTGGAATATAATGAAAGTGAATTATTGGAAAGAAGATTAGAAAATTTATATCATAGAGTTAATACAGTTTATAGAGAATTTCTAAACTCTATAGATAGTAATAAAGGTAATAAAAAAGAAGGGTATATCTATACACCTTTTAATTTGGTAAAAATAAGAGAATTTTCTAATTATATTAATCCAGCAGTTAACTTACAATTAGTTATAGATAAATATAATATCACAAACCCAAACGAAATAGATGAATTGAGAAAGTCTTTTCAGATACCTGATTATGCAACGGAAATCGCACCTAATGTTTTTAAATGGAGGGATATATTAGAAATTGGAGAATTTGATAATTCAGGTGCGGGAGTAGATTATCCTTTTGAGAGTGGCGCACATTATGTTTATTTAGATAAAAGATTTTATTTCCAAAGACAGGATCCACCTTGCGAATTTTCATTAATTTCAGAGGATATAGTGTTAGGGGCATCTGATGTCAATAATTTACAACAGGATAAATTTATAAAATTACTTAATGACCCTACCTTCTTAAATTATAGTATAGACATACCTGCAACATCTTTGGTTAATATTAATGACATTACTACAGTACCAAACCCACAATCTGGATTAATAGTATTCAATACCAATCCAGATACTGTTAATGGTGTTGGGGTAGGATATTACCAATTTAACGGTAATAATTGGACTAAAGTTATATTTACTTTAGATGTCGGTTCATCAAATACATTAGACATTTTAAATTACAATGGTTTGGCAAATTTAAATATTGAAGTAACATTGGCTAGTTATATTGGTGAATATGAATTAGGTAAAAGAGATGTCGCTGGTGGATGTTTAGACTTATCATTCTTAAAACAAAAAGAAATAGACGATGTTTGTTGATAGAAGAAAAATATTAATTGGAAGTTTGGGTACTGGTAGTACCATAGACATATCATTGGGAACTAATTTTTTCCCTGTTGATAATGCAGAATTAATTGAGGATAAGTTTGTAAAAGACGAAATTGAAAAGTCTATTAATCCAATAGTTGATTATAAAAAAGTTATTTTTAAACCTTGTGATAATAATTGGAATATTATAGATAAATTTAAAATAAATTTAAATTTTTATACTCCAAGTAGTATACTAATAGGTAATCCCTCACATAGGGGTACTAGTGCGGAACCAGGACTTTACAAAGATATTGGGTTTATTTTTGACGATATATTCTGTAGAACTGAAAGATTTATTAATAGTTTTATTAGATTATCACTTTATGATAATCCATATAGTGGTAAAAATCAATTATTATCTTTTTCAGACATATATACACAGGTAGGTAAAGATCAAGAAAATCAATTCGGGTTTGTACTTCCTTTAGATAATTGTCCTATTACATTTACAATTGGTGATCCTGTATTACAACCTAATGAGGTTCATGAGGGGTTCCACATATATTGGTTTAAGGACTTAGTAGATAATGCACCAAATCAAGAATATGAAATGTATGCAGTTGCACAATTCAATAATGCGGGAAATGGTAAAATATATGAAATGGCAGCATCTAAAGATTTCAACCCAAACAATATTACTTTAACAAATTTAGAGGGTGAAAATGGTATCACATATTTAAAGGTGATATTAAAAAATGATAATGGTATTTATAAATATAAATTCACACCAAACTATAGACAACAATTAATACCACCAGGAGTTAATTTAAATCCATCAAGTAACGGTATACCTACACTAACATTTTGGCAAACTATACTTTAATATATTTATAAATAGTTATGGAATACATTAGAAAAAAGATAAATTTAGAATACCATACGGTAAGAAATATACCTAAAAGTGTTTTGATTAAAAATTCGGAAGGTAAAACTGTCATAGATGAAAGTAATCCTAAGTATTATTATGGTAAAATACCTGATTATAAGATAGATTCTGAAGGTAATTTTATATTAACTCCTTTAGGTCAGAAAATAGTTAATACTATAGATGTGACTTTATTTTTAACACAGGATATAGATGATATGGGTATTTTTACTGATGAACCATTTGTCCCTAAAAGTAGTCAATTAACAATCAAACCTAATAATTTTAACTCGTTTACTTATGGTCGTTTGGCTGGTGCACCTGTTAGTTTTTATTATACAAATAGTGTTACGGTTAGTGGTTATACGGATGATTCATTATTAAAACAAGTTAAATCTTATAGAAAAGATTCACAAGGTAATGATATATATGTACCTAATTTAAATGTTTCTAATAACCCTAAAGATAACTTTAATGGTGTAATTTATGAAAGTAATTTTGAGACAGTTTATAAAATTGGATCAAACAATAGTAATGTACAGAGTACAGGTGTAGAGTTTACTACATTTAAAAACCAATTCACCAAAACTGTTGATGAATATGGTAAATCTTTAAGTTATAATACTACTAAATTCGTTTCTAAAAATGGTGGGTGGAATCAATATAATACGTCATTAAATGCTTCATTAAAAAAAGAAGAATATTTAGGTGTAGTTTTTAAACCAGAAGTTGATAGTGCAGTATTTATAAATAGAGGTATAGAAGATATATTTGAAAGACACGGAATATTATCAGAAATAAAAACAAGTAATGACATCGACACAAATAGAGGTGGATTTATAAGAATATAAAAATAAAGTTATGGCTACAGGAAATTACGGAACTATAAGACCAGCAGATGTATCAATTGATGACGTTGAGATATTTTACAGTTACACACCCAATAGGGAATCATTAACAACAGTAGAATTACAATCGTTAGACCCTGCAGAGGTATTGATTCCTGCAAACAACCCAAACAATGTAAATGAAATTTTTGGTGGATTATATACATTAAAATTACCTACATCAGTATTTGGTTCTAAAGGATTTTATAGTATTGTAATAAGACCTAAACAAATTAGAACTACGATACAAGATTGTGCAGTTTTGGTGGATAATCAAGATGTGAAAGGAATCGTTTTCGATATCAATCAAATACCACTTGAATTACAAAATAGATTTGAGAATGGTAATCTTGTTGGTTATAGAATAGAATATATAAAAGAACAGACTGGTACTGGACAAGATAAAATCCAAAATTTATTTAGGATTGTAACGTCTAATAATAGGGCATTACCTATTTCACAAAATCAAGGTAATTCAAATGCGTCACAGGCATACACATTTAATGATAATTCGACTAGTGTATTTTGTACTGTATCCCCTTCTTCGGCACCATCAGTTAAACCAAACGCAATACCTTTTATAGGTAATCCTCTTCAGGATGTAATTATAACAAATACGTTTTTTAATCCAGTTATGTTGGAAATAGAAATGGTGGAATTCGATGAAGAAACATTGGCATATGCACTATTCTCTAACCAAACAAAATCTTTGGAAGATGGTATTTATACTATATACAATTTTGGTAATCAGATTTACAGACAATATAACTTATATGAAGTTAAAGATCAGTTTACTGGTAAACCGTTGTATGAAGTTAGGGAACAGAAATTTACTATCGACCCAACAAAAGATTTTGATGATATAACTAATTTTTAAAACGTAAATGGCTAACAATAAGAGAATAAAAATTGCGGGATACGCTAAAAGAATATTTTTCAATGACAACATTGAGTATAGGAATTTTAGTCCTGACTTAGTAGGGTTCCAACTTACTAGTGAGGGAGGGACTACGTTATTTACTAATGGTAATTTTTCAATATCAGTAAATTTAGATCCCAAACCAAATGTTTTATTTACTCAGGGTACAAAATCTAAATTTTTTACCTTAGACGATATTGTAGATGCGGACACACCTCAATTAGAGATACAAAAAAATTTAAAAACAAAACTTAATTTAGATATTACAAATCCATTAAGTTATGTTTGGTATGGTTCTGCAAAAGAATTGATTAGGGCTTCCCTAATAGACATACAAAATAATTATCCTGCAGCAATTTATGTGGATAATAAAGTTGGTAGTGTTACAGGTAATAATATTACTAATTATGTGTATAATTTATCTGCGGACGAATCAACATTTAAGGTAAATAGTAATTTCTTTGTTAACCCATACAATATAAAATATACTGTAGATGCACAATTTACACCTACAGAACAAACAGAAAATCTTTTAAGAAATTTTACGTTAAAATATGGTTCATATATAATTGAACATAACGGTATTTCGAAAAAAATAAAAAGTATCACGCCTGCAACACAAAAAACTAACTCTGAGGTAGAATTAGTTGTTGAGGGAAATCCTTTTCCAGAATTAACTGGTTTAATTTTACCACAAATATCATTCTTAACGACACCAATAGATGCGTCAATACCGTATTTCATAAAACCAAACGAATCGGAGATTGAGAAATTCTTTACGGGATTAAATGACTTACAATTAAACTTATTAGATAGAAATATTTATCCAAAATATACATCACAATTCTATAGTACGAAATATACTGATAATGGTGTATTACTCACATCTAAAAAGATATTTAATTTCCCTTTATTAGAAGACGGTTATAACCTAAACTTTTTTGATAGTTATTATATTGCCTTTTTAGATAAGATGAATCAATTGGGTGAGGATTTAGATAATTCTAGAACGGATATCATTATAAGAAAATATACTACGGAAGCAATCAGTAGTTTTGATACCATACCTAGAGGGGATGGTAATGATTATGTATTAAATGGTGAGAAAGCATCTAAACTATTAAGAATATATGGAGTAGAATTTGATTTCATTAAAAAATATATTAATGGTATAAAATTCGCACACGTTGTTACATACGATAAGAAAAACAACGTACCTGATGTATTAGTCAAAGATTTGGCATATATGTTAGGTTTAGAC